TTTCAATTTTATGAAATACATACAATTTTAGGATCCCTATCCTTAAAGGAAAGATCCCTATCTTTAAAGGAACTTTTATAGATCCCTATCTTTAAATGGACCCTTTTTAAAAACCTAACTTTAATTTTAAATATGTTTATTTATATTGTAGAAATATATACGTGAAAAGCCCCTTAGTATATATCTCAAATAACTGTCAAAATTTATTTATAGGTACCTATGAAGTATTGCTGAAAACTCTGAGGAATTAGTAAGTTTACGCGGATTGTGGGAATTACTTAAATTTTAAATGCTTATTAACCTTCTTCTACTATATACCCGCTATTCCAAGCCGTCAACCCTGCAGGCTTTAGGCACATATTTGAAGAAATGAATTTTATTATAATAATATAGGTTCATAGGAACATCATAAAAACTTAAAAATAAAAAAAAAAATAATGGTTAAACCCTATGGCGTATTGTTATAAATATATTTCCTAAAATTGAGGTCGAAGGGAATTTTTAAAAATGAAAATTTTATGATATTAAAAAGTAAGCTATAAGTGATAAAGTTGTGCGTTCCCAAAAGTTATTTAAAAGTTATTTACAATGGAAGTTATTACAGAAAATTATAATACCTCCCTTGGAGTTATGTGTTTTACTTGTGCTCATTGCAAAGTTAGATGTCAATCTATGAAACATTTGAGAAATCATTACAATCATTCTCATTGTTGTTCTTATTTTCCACCTGAACAATCTGTTAAATGTTATTGTGGTGCATATTTGTACAAAAAACATTCTTGTACAATTCTTGATCGCCCAATTCAATGTCTAGCATGTCTTAATGCTAATGGTATTACCCAAGAAGACAAAGTTTATGCTTCAAGTTGTCGTTTTTTTAAAACTGTTGAAGCATGTAACAATCATTGTGTTTCTGCACATCATTCTGGAAGTTTTGGTGAATGGTCAGAGTTTGTTAGAGCTGGTTGTATGATTGTTAAAACTTGTGCAGAATTTCCACCTTTTTATGCTACTCGAATCAATTTGGTTCCTCAGAGTGGTATTCCTTTTGTTTCTCAAGGAATAAATTTGGATTTGAATGAAATTGAAAAGATTATGCACATTAAATCTATGCGTATTCAAACATTCAAAAAGAAAATTGTTTTTCAGACTTATGGAGTCAATTCTAAAATCTTGGAAAAACTTTCAGTCAGATCCAAAATTATTCTTTGGGATACACAACCCAATTACAAATTTTTGCGAACATTTTACATTGAATCAGATTCTCAAATTTTTACCCTTGTTTTCAATTCTCGTGAAAATCATTTTCATGAAATTTACCATCTCTTTTCCCATCTGATTTGTGATAAACCAAAAAGAAGAGAATGTGTTGAGAGAACAATTCCATTTGTTTCTCAAATGATAACAGAAGAAGAAAAATTCAGAATGATTTCTGATTTAGAATCCCAATCTATCTTCTCTGTTGATCACAATGTCAAATTTCAATTACCTGAATTTTTAACAAGTTTACCTAAAACCCTGAAAGATTTGATTCCCCCAGAAAAAACTAAAGTTTTTATGTCAATTGCTCTTAAAATTTTAATGTGTTACAAATCAAATTGGAATTTTGACACAATTTGTTTGTGTTTAGCTGACATGTTCATTACCTTTGGATTTGATTTTAATTTATCTCAAAATACCCTCAAATTAATGTTACCTTCTTTACTTTTGTTGTTTGGTGTTTTTGGTCCTAAAAAGGGATATTATTCTCAATCCTTTTCCCTTGCTGATGATGGTGTGGTTAAAGCCATGATTACATGTGCTACTATTTTCTTTGCAACATTTTTCCTAAAAGCAACACCCCAAGTTACCCTAATTAATGATTTGGTTGCAAGCACAGTTAAACTTGGAAATTTTTCCCGTGGTTTATCTAATTCATGGAAGTTATTCTCTGATGTCATTGAAACTTGTTATGGAAACGTTTATGAAAGCATTTTTGGAGTTCCATTGACTTTAAAAGAAGCTGAAGATTATCTGGATGGAATTGATCAATGGTATTTGGATGTTCAAGAATACTCTCAAATTGAGAATGTTGAAGAATTAGCAACTGATGTTGGAAAATGCAACAAAATTTCAGATGTTTACAACAAAGGTTTAGTTATTCAGCGTCAGTGTGCTCATTATAAATTGGATAATAAGGTAAAACAATGTGTTGACCTTCATTTTAGGATTATTACAAAATTATATGAACGTGTTTCTCGTTCTGGTGCATTTCATCAAGGTCCTAAGATAGAACCTTTGATCATTCAATTGTTTGGAGAAAGTGGTGTTGGAAAATCTGGCTTGATGTATCTCATTGCTGCAGAAATTTTAAAATGTGATAATATGCTTTCTGGAGGAAATGGTTCAGTTGATGGTGATACCTGGACAAACAAGATCTATGCTCGTAATATTGAGAATGAATTTTGGGTTGGTTATCACAATCAACTAATCACTTTGTATGATGATTTTGGACAAATGAGAGATTCTGCAGCAAAACCAAATTTAGAATTTATGGAAATGATTAGGTTTGGAAATTTAGCTTCAATGTGTTTACATATGGCTTCATTAGAGGATAAGGATAAAACATTTTTCAAAAGCAAAGCAGTTATTTTAACTTCAAACTGCAAAACTTATCCCATTGAATCTTTGATTTCAAAAGAAGCATTTCATCGAAGAATTGATGTTTCCATTGAGGTTCAAGCCAACAGAAATTTAGAAAATTAAATTCTCAACAATTAGACCCTGTTAAGGCAAAACAAATTACTGGTAAAACATTATCAGATGAAATCTATCAATTCATTATTCATGTTGGAGAACTTAAAAGTGAACCCAAAGATTTTGCATTTATTAAAGAATTGATTCACAGCTCTTATAGGAGTAAATTAAATAGACACAATATTATTGTTGGTGAATTGAAAGATTATTTGGAAAAACCTATTACCCCATCCTTTGTTTCTCAAGCTGGAGTTGATGAAACTTTTCATGATGCTTTACCACCTTCTATGGAATGTGATTACATTCAAGATGGAATTGATATTCCCTTTGTTGTTTCCCTTGCAAGAAAAATGCCTCCCGCCTTTGGTGAAAAGATTCCAATTTCAGAAGCTCTTACTATTGGAAGAGAAAATTATGTTATCAATATTAAGGAAGACTTTTTGCAAGTTATGAAAAATTTCAGAAATTATGTTGGAAATATTGAAGTTTCCACTTGTATGCATTATATTCGACCATTTTTGATTTATTTAACACCTCCAACCCAAAGACTCTTTTTGAAAAATTCTAATCTTACCCTAGATCAATTGATTCACATTATGGAATTTGGAACTTTTAATGATTATTGTTGTAGTAGAAATTCTATCATGAATCCTGGAATTTGTGAGTGTAGACTTGTTTTTTCTTTCTCATTTGGTTTTTGTCATGGATTCAATGAAGGTTGTAGAGATGCTTTTGAACAAAATTTAAACACAATTGATTTTGTTTTACATGCTTTTGAATTTTACAAGAAGAAAGATACATCCATAAAGGGAATTTTGCTTGATTCGGTTAAATCCGTCAAAGAAAGTTCCATTGCATTTATTAAACGTGTTGGTGAAGTCATTATGTCTAATGAATATGTACTTGCTACATCTTTGTGGGCAATGATTCAAATTTTGATTATTTTTCTAACCTATATGTTCACTCCTGATGGAATGTATGATGATCCTTGGAACACCCAATCATCAAAAGTATTAACCCACCACCATGAGGGTTTGGAAATTGGACAAAATGCCTTACATTATCACAAATGTGAGGATTGTGGCATCACTTATTCTCATTCACACAAAATTAAAACATTTCAAGAATCTATTAAATATGGATTGCATTTATGTGTTGAATGTAAGAAGAAAGTTCCAATTTCTCAATTTCAATCAGGTGACAATGTAACATCAAATTTACCTAAACATTCTGTTCAAGTTTCTGAAGAATCACAAAACACACAATTCCAATCTGGTGATAATGTTACAACAAACTTACCAAAACATGTTACACAATTTCAATCTGGTGATAATGTTACAACAAATTTACCAAAACATACTACACAATTTCAATCTGGTGATAACGCAACTACAAATTTACCTAAACATGTCACACAAACAAAAGTACATTTCATTAGTAAAGAACCAGATGAAGAAATACACATTAAAAACACAACAAACTCAACACCCTACCCTACACCTGCTGAAGAAACTGATTTTGAAACAAGTGATATAAAGGTAAAGGACTTTGAATACTATCAAGAATATTTTAAGAAAGAATTGTTCTCAACTCAGATGTCCCAAGATGATAATGCTTTAAGTTTGGGTAGAAAGGTTTATGCCAACACATACATGATTTCAATTAGGTCCATTAATGATGGTGTTTATTCAAATTGGAGAGATATTGTTCAATGCGTTTTTGTTAGAGGTAGATGTGCTATTTCTGTTGCTCATTTTATTGCAACTATCAAACCTACAGATGTGGAAATGAAAATTGTTAGTCCTTTTAATACTGATGGTTTTGTAATGCCTTTGAAAAGTATTGTTTTTAAGAAATTTTATTATCCTGATGGTGAGCCCAAAGATTTAATGTTAATTGTTTTTCCTTCCAATGTTCATGATCACCCTGATATTCTTAATTCTATTGCTGATTCTGAAAACATGTCAAAATTCAAAACTATTCCTTGCATGTTGATTACTGGAACTTCCATAAAAGATAAACAATTGTTTAATCAAAAATTTTGTGAAGCTGTTTCATCTGATACCCCCTTAATTTATAAAGATTTGGATGCTAAATCAGAAATTGATCCCATTTCCTATCCCCCTAGAATTCACAAGGTCAGACACCATTACGATTATGTAATGCATACAAACTCTGGAGATTGTGGTTCATTATTGGTTGCGCTTTCAAGATTTTTGCCCAAGAAAATCATTGGAATGCATATTTGTGGACGAGTTGAGACTGGTGAAGGTGCTTCAGTTGCTCTGAATGCTGATGAAATTAGAAAGTGTATGGCTTCATTACCCGCTGTTTCCCAAATGATTTTTGATACATCTTTAATTGATGGAAATGATTTTGCTAATACCCCTCCTGGAAATTTTGTTCCCCTTTCAAAATTGAAAGTTGAAGTTAGAAGTCCTTCTAAAACTAATTTGAGAAAATCCCTTCTCTATGGAAAATTGTGGGAACCAACATCTACCCCTGCTAATTTATCCCGATTTTTACCCACTGGAGAACATACAATTGAAAAGGGTCTTTTAAAATGTAGTCCTATACCCCCTTTTATTAATGAAGACTATTTGCTTGCAGCTGTGAAATCAACCTTTTTAAATTTTCACCCTCTAGAAAGAAAAGAATTGTCTTTTGAAGAAGCCATTACTGGTGATCTTTTTGATGATTTTTCTAACCCCTTAAATAGGTCTAGTTCCCCTGGATTCCCTTGGATTTTAAAAAGAAAAGGTAAAGGAAAAACAATGTGGACTGGAGAAGAAGAATATATTGTAGATGAAAATTTGAAAAGAATTGTTGATGAAAGAATTGAACATGCTAGTAGAGGAATTAGATATCCCACATTTTGGATTGATACTTTAAAGGATGAAAGAAGACCTTTGGAAAAGAAGGACAAACCAAGAGTTTTTTCTGCTGGATCAATGGATTTTATTATTGCATTTAGGATGTTTTTCCTCACCTTTTGTAGTGCATTAGCTAGAGACAGAATTGATAATGAAATTGGAATTGGAATTAATGTTTATTCTTATGATTGGACTCGTCTTGCAAAACATCTGCAAAGAAAGGGAGACAAAGTTGTTGCTGGAGATTATTCAAATTATGATGGATCCCTAGTTGGACAAGTGTTAGAGTTGATTGGAGAATTTATTATCAAACATTATAATCAACCTGAATTTGAAACAATTAGAAGAACATTGTGGCGAGAAGTTATCAATTCTGTTCACATTTATGATAACAATGTTTATCTTTGGACCCATTCCCATCCCTCTGGTCATCCAATGACAGCAATTCTTAATTCTATTTTTAATTCAGTTATTTGTCGTGTTATTTTTTTTGTTTGTGCTGAAGAAGCAAATCTTGTTGTTTCAATGAATGATTTTAACAGAAATGTTTCTATGATCTCTTATGGAGACGACAACATCTTGAACATTTCTGATGAATGCATTCCTTGGTTCAATCAAATTACAATGTCCCAAAATTTTCCTAAAGTTGGCATGACTTATACTGATGAAATGAAATCTGAAATTCTTGTTCCCTATAGACATTTGAGTGAGGTTAGCTTTCTCAAAAGAAAATTTCTTTTCAATGATGAATTGGTACATTATGTTGCTCCCCTTGATTTAAAAGTTTGCAAAGAAATGTGTAATTGGATTCGTGGTGAAATTGATGTGAATGAAGCTTGTTGTGTGAATGTTGAAACTGCGTGTAGAGAAATTGCTCTACATGGAAGAAAAATTTTTGATGAGGTTGTTCCCTTTATTGAAAAAGTATGCAAACAAACCCTCAAAACGCAACCCCAAATTTTAACTTATTTTGAATATATTAGAGTTTATCAAACAACCTATGGTGAACTCAACCCCAACCCTTAAATCCATGTATAGGGGCTTTATATAAATGACCATAATTATAAAGCAGCAAATCCCGTTTATTGGTTACTATTTATAGTAAGTGGAGAAATTTTTAAATTTCTATTGATCAATGTGTGCCACTATAAATATAGGCTATTGTTCTGGTTAGTTTGGATTAGGTCGGTTTAGCTTTACCCCTAATTTTTCTAAAATATTTAAGCTGCTACAAATACAAATTTAGATGACAAACAAATTTATAAATTTGTTGATGAAGAACCAACTATTATTTCTTCAAAACCTGGAATTACATTTGATAATGATTGGCTAACATTTGGTAGTGAATCTAGAACCCATAGTATTATAGATATTTTATCTAGACCAACCATTTTGGGTGGTAATAGAATCTGGAGTACTGCCCGTACTATTAACAGTTCCCCTACAACAGATGCTGCCCAAAGTAGATTTAAATTTCCCTTTGATATTTTTAACACCAATTTGAATATTCAAAATAAACTGTCAGGTTATACCCATTTTCGTGCTAATGTAGGTGTTAAAATTGTTGTAAATGCTCAACCTTTTTCACAAGGAAAATTGTGGATTTATTTTGCTCCCTATGAAACCTCAAGTATGACCCAAACTGCTGCTAATAATTTACAATGTAAGACTAGTTATCCCGGTGTAGAACTTGATGTTGCAACAGGTCAACCTGTTGAATTTATTATTCCCTATTGTTCACCTTCCCCATTTTTTGGACTCACCTATGGTCGTGGTACTATGGGTGATTTGTACATGACTGTTCTTGCCCCTATGACAATTTCAGATGCTTCTATTTCTATTTTTGCATGGTTTCAAGATATTCATCTTGAACTTCCAACTGGTGCTCCTTTATTATTGGTTTCTCAATCTAAAAATGAAGATGAAGATGAATTTTATAAAAATTACCCTGTTTCTCAATCTATTACTGAAAGTGAAGTTGCTAATTCCCAAAATACTAATTTTCCTGTAGTTTCAAAAGTAACAAATTCTATTTCTAAATTAATTGAAAACCCTCTTAGTTGGACATTAAATGCTGGTCTTTCAGCTCTTGGATTATGTAAACCTCCTAACAATTCCCTACCCAATATAGTTACTCATGTCCCTGCAAAAGGTTTTACCAATTGTGATGGTACAGATGCTTCTGTGGTTTTGGGTGCATCTGGTAATTCTTCTATAGGTATGCTTCCTGGTATTTTTAGTACTGATCAGGATGAAATGGATATTGCTTATATTTGTAAGAAAGAATGTTTTCTTTTTTCAAAAGATTGGAATGATTCTACAACTACTGTAGCTACTTTTTGGGTTAATCCTTGTGCAACAACAGCTGTTACTGTTGGAGCACAAAATGCATATCAATGTGGTCTTCAAACTTATGTAGGTTCTATGTTTAAATTTTGGCGCGGTACTATGAGATATCGTATTTCTGTTGCAAAAACTGCATTTCATTCTGGTAGATTGTTAATTTCTTTTCATCCTGGTGCTCTTACAACTGCTATTCCCTTTATAGATGATAGGTCCTACTCTTGGATTCTTGATTTGTCAAAAAGTTCTGATCTTTCTTTTGAAATTCCTTATGTATCCCAATACCCTTGGTCCTTTACTAATGTTGTTAATTTTGATACAGCAAATCCTTCTGGTCCTGCCACTGGCTCAGTTATTGGTTCAAATAATATCCTTAGTTTTCCTGGTTTGGTTAGAATTAATGTCCTTAATACTCTTAGAACTGCTGGTGCTGCTTCAAACACTGTTCAAGTTATTTGTTGGGTTAGTTGTGGAGATGATATTGAATTTTGTGATCCTACTTTTACCAATTATAGACCCTGTTTAGCACCTGCTGCAGCTCTTCGTGCTACAAAAACCCTCAAAGAAGATATGACTGAAGGTTATGTTGATGATGAAGAAGATCTCATTCAACTTGATGATGATATTCAAGAAGAAGAATCTGAAGAGCCTGCAAATTTTGAGGATGATATTAAGGTAATTCAAGAACATGTTCCCATTAATTATGTTTCCCAAGCTTTTGGTGATCTCAATCCTGCTCTTGCTAATAAAACCCAAACCCAAGATAATTTTATCAAACTTTTTAATTCTCCAACTAAATTTAATGATGCAATTTGTCCTGGTGAAAAAATTACAAATTTAAGACAACTTATTAAAAGATTTGCTCCTTTAATTTCTGTATATCCCGATACTACTTTTTCCACTCCAAACCCTGAAATTTGGGGTATCACTCAATTTAATAATGTAACCCTTGATCCCGCTTATTTTGGTGGTGCTCTTAGAGCTCCAAGTTCTGTTGTAGATAATATTTATTCAAAAATTACTGGTCAAGATAGTGCAGGTTTTCTTAGAACAATTGGTGTAAGAACAGATCATTCTATTCCTTTATACTATATTTCCCATATTTTTAGATTTTATAGAGGTGGAATTAGATATAAGTCTTTTATTGGTCTTAATGGAGATAGAAAAGTTGAAATGCATAATATTGAAACTGGTGCTTTAACTTCATTAACCATCGAAGAAGTTAATAGAGGTCCTTCTCGATTTTATATTTCCCCCACCGCTACCATTAATGGTAATGTTATTGCCCCAAATATTAATTATGAATCCAATGGAACAAAATATTACTTAAATTTGATTATGGGGGCCTCTTATCAACATCATATGAATTCTAATGATCAGAATCTATTAGAGGTTACTGTTCCCTATTATTCCAACCTCCCTTTTAATTGTATTTCAAATGGCACCACTTTTGGTGTTTTTGATTCCTATTGTACACGTAAACGTGTAATTTTCCAAAATCTAGTTCCCGAAGGTTCCCCTGGTTTTATTATTCATACTGCTGCTGCAGATGATTTTAATTTTGGTTATCTAATCGGTCCCCCATGTATATGTTATGTTTCTGACAATTTTAACAATTCTGGTTAGGCTAAACGCTTTATTATCTTTTTTTTCCTTATGAGCGTTTGCTCTTAAGTTTTTTTGTTAATAAAGTCATTAGTAAAACACCCTGATACCGGG